TGATGAGTTAGGATTCTTTTCGTAAAATTCTGATGGCTTCTTAAGTGGCACGTATTTCTACTCCATCTACAAGTATATTTATTCAGTCTTTTTTAGGGGTTTCTCCCTTTATCAGTTTTGCAAGATCTGCAGTAGATCCTACGAAAAGTGCGTTATTGACTGTTGATGGTCCTTTTGCTACTTTTTCTTCATTAACATCCTTCAGTTTTTTCTGAAGATCCATTAATTTATCAGTAGCATCAGAGACGCTTTTTATGAGTTGACCAGCAACTTCATATGCTCTCGCTTGCTCAGATTCTTGAGCAAGTTCAAGAATACCATTTATTGCTTCTTGTCCTTTCTCTATTATACTATAAAGATTGCCTCTTGTATATTCATAATCCTTTGTTACATCATCCTGGGTAAGTCTAGCAGGTTTTTCTGGTTTGATCATTTCAGACTTCTTCTCTTCTACCACTTCAGGAGTGATATTAAAAGTTTTATCTAATCTATTATATTCTTTATCCATTTAGAGCCAACCTTCTGTTGTTCCATCAAATCCAAAGTCATCTCCTTCTTCAATAAGAACATTATCAGCAGCAGTAATAGACTTAACTTCAGCACCCTTCAAGTGAGAAGCAGCAACAGTTTGATCTTGTCCTCTTTCAACAGTTATACTATTACCTTCAATTTTCTTGACATATAATTCCTCATCTCCAATATTAATATAAAGTTTCGTAGATGCTGATAGTGCAGGAATTTTACTTCCATCAACCAAAGGAATTACAACATCTCCTAAACCAATGTTTTCTTCAAGATTGGTAAGAACCGCACCTGTATAATTCTTGGTTGCCCTTGGAGTAACTGTGTAGGATATATCCCGCATAGTACTCTTGGAATCTCCAGAAATATATGTAGTCTTGACCCTCTTGATAATATCCTTAGTAGCAGATGTAACAGGACCAAACATGTAGGTTTTAGCAGTAAACCTTAATGTATAAAGAAGAACTCTTCTTGAAGTAAAGTCTCCTTCATAATCATCCTGCATTGTAATATTTTCTAAAACAATAGGAATATCTCTCTTCTCTTTAATCGCTTCAACTAATTCTACACTAACATTATATGCTGGTTGGAAATATGGTAATATTTGTTCTGTAATCTGTAGTGCATCATCATTTAACTTACACATAATAGCAAGTTCAAATTGCATATTATATGGAACAGGCATGTATGTCTTTTTGGATTCACTTCCATCATCTGGATCTTTTACTGTATATACTTGTGTTGTAGTAACCTTTCTACTAGGATCATATGTAAGACCAGTAAACTCAAACGACATCCTTGGAAGAGTAATCGCAGTACTCTTATTCAAGTCTGGTGCTTGTTCTAATCTTGCAAGAAACTTTTGAGTTGGACCATATGCCAAAGGAACTCTTATAGTCGAATCGGTTTGCTTAACAGTAATACCATTAAACAAAGTTCCGAACGCAACAATGGTTCTCCTCAAAATTTCGTTATAAAAATACTCAAACATGGTTATTATCCTCGTAACTTATATTTAGGGAATACCAAATGGGTTCTGTTCAGTGAAGTCTAATATCTTATCTGCTTCTGTTTCTATATTAAAGTTATCTGCATAACCATCATCAGTAGGGTCTTCATCTACGATCCTTAATGCATGAGATGCTAGAGAGGTCTGACCAACAATCTTCTCCCCAATAACAAAGGTTCCACTAATAGAAGCAACCTCTATTACATTTGTAGTAGAGTTCCAAGATCTAACTCTACCAGTTGCATTACTATTTGCACCCTTAACTTGCTCATTAAAGATGTAATCTCCTGTAGAATCCATTGATGGATCAGATATTGATATAGTAGGTGCAACAGTATATCCTGCACCAGCATTACTAATACTAATAGAAGTAATAGTTCCACCAGCACTTATATTTGCAACAGCAGTAGCAGTTGTTCCAACTCCAGTAGGACCAGAGAATGTGATTGTAGGTGCAGTAGTAAATCCAGAACCAGTTGCAGTAAGAGTAACAATACCAACTGTTCCGTCACCTATAAATGCAGTTCCAGCAGCACCTGTTCCTTCACCACCAGTTACTTGAACTAAAGGTGCAACAGTATATCCAGAACCTGGATTTACCAAATCTATATTTTGAACCGATCTTGCTCTCTCGTTAACGTTCTTATTACACGCTACAATACCTCCAATCATCCTTACAGTGGCAATACCCGTTACACCGCCTGTAGGGGCAGAGGAGAACCCTACAGAGGGACTATAGATATATCCACCACCTCTATTAGTAATACTAATATATTGGATAGCACCAGAGGTTATTATACCTGTATATGCAGCAGCAGTTACACCAACACCAACTACAGTAAGTGTTTGAGTTGGTCCAAGTATTGTTGGAATACCGTCTTCTGTATCTCCATCCGCATTATCTCCAACTAACTCATTATCAATCTCATCAACACCTGTATCAATGATTTCATCTTCGTAACGGAAGAGTTCACATCTTAATTCATAAACATAATTCTTTTGTAACTGGTAGAAAGGTTTCTCATGCTCTACATACTTAATCTCAAATAACCTATCTCCCAATGGAAAATAAACTAGATCTCCTTCCTTGGGTCTAGTTGTTAGTTTTACATCTGCCTCATTCTTCATCAAAGGTGAAATATAATTCTCAAATCTTTCTCTAGAAATAGTAAGTGTTATCTCATTTGTCTGCTCAATACCAAACTTGGATAATAGAGTTGGATTATCTCCATATCCATCAAAAGTATCAACATATGCCTCAATAGGATATGCATCATCAAATCTAGATGCTACTACTTCTCTTATTACCTTATTTTCAGTTACATACTTACGAGGTAGATAATGCACCTCAACACCATACATCCTCAACTGTTCGTTGATTAGATCCTGAACTAAATTCTGTTCTGATCGAGCACCTTGCTGGAAGAATGGGTTAAGCACTATACTAACCTATCATGTCTAATGGTGGCATTTCATACATATTGGACATCTGTTCTCGGATGATTTCAAGATCTTTCTCTCCATCATCATAAATTTGCCGTCCATTTAATTCAATACCACCAGGAAGTTTAACTCCTTGGAATTTAAGTAAATTTTGACCCCACTGCCTCTTCATAAGAGCAGTTGTATATTTCTTTAGGAATGAATCATTCCATACTCTAGGGTAATCATTTGGATCTAATAATCTAAAACAATCAAGAACTAGCCAATCCCCTTTACTAACACTACCCCAATCAATATCAACATACAATCTATCCATTCTTTGATTAAATCTTATTTGTTTTTCTGTCGTCAATAAAAAATTAATATCTTCTAGGTAAGTCCTAGTCATTGCATAACTTAAAAGACCTTGATAACCAAGATTAAAAGCAACATCATTTAAGAATAACTGATACTTAACACTGAACATGTTATTGGTAACAGTATTAGATCCGTCAAAATGAAAAAGTTTAGTTACTCCAATTACTTCTGGAGGCATTTGTAAAAAATTACCATTTTCATAAAAATTAAAAGATGTAGATACACCAGCAATTTTTGTTTCAGATGTTGTAGTTGATATACCAGTAACTTTATTTCCGTCACCTACTTCCATTGTTGCACTTCCTCTGTCAATATCAGATTGAGTGATCTGATACTTAAGATAGACTTGAGAAACACCATCAAAATGCCTTTCATTAAAGAATTGAATAGCATCATCAACGATGTCCTCAACTTGCTCATCGGCAATATTGATTTCCAGCACTGGAGCACCCAGTTGCCGTTTACAATAATCTATGAATTCTCCTCTGGTTCCTGGTTGTGCCATTTAGACTATTACCCCTTCACTATATTTATGGTGCTGAAGAAATACCTGCCTGAACCATGATATTTCCATTTAGTATATTATAAGTTGTTTGTCCCGCACCAGGACTAATCAATACATTGTACAAGTATCTTCCTTGTGGAATTGATCGAGTATGATTTCGACCTAATGATAATGTAATAGATCCTGTGCTAATCCCTGTAGTAAAGGTTGCAGTTGGAACCGTAGTTGCTGCTACTCCAGCACTCTTTTGAAGTTGTGCAGAGACAGACCAAGCAGTTGTAAATCCATATGCAGCATTACCAACATCTACAACTGTAAAGGTGGCATCAAAGTTAGAACCACCATATATGGTTAAGTTCGATGCTACAGGAACACCTGCAGTGGGATCAAATGTAATCTTTTTAGTTGCCATTGACTAACTCTTTAAGTAGGGATTTAATCTCATTCATTTCATTTTTTAGATTAACAAGATCTTCTTCAATAGTAGAGACTTGCTTTGTTTTTGCAGTTTTAACCTTTCTACTTGCTACATATTTTTCATAATCTAAATTGTTTACATTAACTAAAGATCCTGTTTTTGGATCTCTTGCCAAATCACTTTGGTCTTTCACTTTGTTTAATGTCATAGTTATGCTAATGCAAGTACTCTCAAATCCTTCATTCTAGGCACATATGCCTGATTTTTAGATACTAGAACAATTTTTATTCTATAAGATCTAAATGATGGTAGGTTATCAGCAGTAAATGTATAATCTTTATACTCTATATCTTGTGGTTCAAATCCATATGAATTTGACTTAACAACTAAAGTATCAGACTGTCCATCACTATTTTTGGATGTTATTACCTGTCCTTGCTTATCAAGATTCTTATATCCAGGGAATGGAGTAAATACAGGTTTAAATCCTTGCTTATCGCTAACAGCATAGAATGCTCTTATATCAGCATCAAGATGGATGTGAGCACCTACTAAGATTTTAATAGATGAAGCAGGGTTCTCTAAATTAAGTTCTTTAGAGAGATATTGACATGCTGTTGGATCCTCAGTAAGTGAATTTGCTCTTGGATCAGTTGCATAATCATCAATAACATCATTGACTCTATTAGATGTAAGTATTGTGCTTACTCTCTGTCCATCAATAACTGGACTGATTCTACTATCAGTAGTATTGAGGAACATTTTCATATTCAATGATTTTGCACCAGTAAGATTTGTCAATTTAGCATCTGCATTAACCTTAGAAGCAATCAATCTTGGTGAAGTCATATAATTAGATTCATTAAGTGAAACTGCTTCATATCCTGCATCAAGATAAGGAATTTCATTTCCGCTTATACTCTTACTTGTAGTTGTTCTTACTTCTGCTGTAAGAGAAGTTCCCTTAACAGTTAAATTCTGAACAATTGGTGTAACAACCTCAAATGGCATGTTTTGTGTTGCTCTAATATCATATCCACCAGCAGATTTTGTTTGTCCTACAAAGAGTTGAGGGAATCCAACATCATTACTTCTATCATCATTATTAATATTAAACTTCTCTGACATATCAATCTTAAGATTGTAAGAATCAAAAGTGATAGGATCTGATTTGGTTACATCAGATAGATCATGAGTCTTATTAATTCTCTTCAAGTTAACGTCAGCCAACTCATACTTATAAACTGGAGTTCCAACTGGATATGCTACAGGGTTTTCACCTCTTGTAATATTACCCCCAATTGTATTACCAGAAACAGATGTGTATTCAATAATTTCATTACCGATGCGAAGGAATCCAGTATTAGTGGTTCCTACACCTACATTTTCAAATTCCTCAAAATCTTCTGCTTTAACTACAGAAAGTGGAGATGTTGAAGTTGCAGTAAGTGCAGCAGTTAATTTAGTTGGTTTGATATCAGATTGAACACCTGAAATCTCAACTTTATTATCACTGAAATACATACCATGATTTTTATGATTTACCTTAATATGCAATCCATCATTATCTTTAGTAATTGAAGAAACTTGAACATCTCCTCCATTAGCACTATTCAATTCTCTAACAACTTTATTGCTGTCAACAAACATAACAGTATTTGCTGCACCAACAACAAAGTTACCTTGAACTTCATTTACAATAAGTTCTGATGTAGCACCTATAGATGTAATTGTCAATCTTGCATTTCTTCCAACAGCAGTAAGTCCAAGAGTTGTAAATCCAACTACATCACCTATCTGATAACCAGATCCACCACTAGTAATTGTTGCTCCATTAGAAACAATAGAACCACTATTAATTGTGATAGAACCTACTGCACCTCGACCATTACCTGTTACGGCAATTAAATTTACACCTGAATAAGTAACCTGTGATGATGCAGGAGTATATCCAATTCCAGCATCAGTAATTGCTAAATTAGGTCCAGCAGCAGTTCCTGCAGTTCCAACTAGATTACCAGTTGCTTGAGTTGCCATCTGATAAACAGTATTACCCAATTCAAGATTAGCATCAAATACAGTAGTTCCTAATCCAACTCTAACTTCTTTAGATTTTAAACTCAATGAATCTGGCATCAAATATGGAATTTGATTATTTCCTTCTGTAAGATCAGGATTATAGAATTCTACAGTTCCTGATTCAATAAAGTCTGCTCTATAAAGAGTAAACTTAAGATCTTCCCACTGACTTGGTTCCCATGTAGAAGCATTTTGAGACTTAAAGAGAGAACCCAAATAAGGTTGGTTAGAAATAAAGGTATTAGTAAGAAGATCTTCTTCACCAATACGAGAAATATAAACACTATACTTGGTAGAGTTAGATGCTAAACAAATTGCATACTCTCCACCATTCTCCAAATATACTGGAGACTTAAATTCTATTGTAGTAGCAACAGACCCATCACCAGAAACATTAACTTGATCTGGACTTAATACAATTTCAGAGAAAGGTATTACTTTTTGTGTTGGGAATCCTCCCTGCATTGTCCTCAACTGGAAGACTACAGGAATGTCCATATCATCCTTTGTGCGGAAGAATACATCACATTTTGTAAGGAATACGCCAGTTTCTTCTTCAACCAAGAAAGATTGTGCAAGAGGATCAAACCAACCCACATCTCTTTCTTCAAGTGGTCCTGCAGTTACAGCAGTAGAAACAACTTCCGTTCCCAATACTCTATTAACATTACGTTGTTGGAATTCCTGTTTCTGTTCTACTCTAGCATTTCTAACTGAAATAATAGTCTCTTGAACTGTTTCTAATGCTCCAGCAGCAGTGTATGATTCTTCAGCAATAGTAACTGCTTCATCATGGTTATTATCTTTATCACTAACAAGTGTAAATACACTACTACCAGTCTCAAATCTTGGGAAGTTAACTCCATTTGGATTTGGAATGAAGTAACTACCAGAACAGAAAGCAGATAAGTCTGAAATCAATCTAACATTAGTAATTTTTGCTTGTGCTCCACTAGTTTTTCCAGTAAGAATCATTCCAGACTCTACCCAACCATAAAACTCTCCTTGAGTTTCATTTTGGAGAGAATATACATCAATATTCAATGTAGTTGAAGTAGATGTATATGTTGCAGGAATTGGTTTTTGTGTATATGGACTTGAAGCATAAGTTACTGAAGGTGCATTATATTGACCTTCCTTATGATTTGATTGTGCAGCTCTAAATGTAATACTTGGTCTTGTATTACTAAAGTTATCACCACCCAATCCTGTTCCTTGAACATTACCGATAACAGTTTCACCAACTTGGAATGTACCAGAACTCATTTCTATTTCTAGAAGTTTTGGAGTACAATACTTGGTTACGTCTTCTCCATCAAAGAATGCATAAAGTTGAGTTATTGGTTTCATTCTCTTAGAAACAAACTCAACGTTTCTAGATCTCATGTAAGGAATAATATCCCTATTAAGAACCTTCTCTCCTTGAGACTGTCTATCAAATACTTCACTAACAATCGTTCTAACGCCCTGTCTGGACTCTACGCCCCTATTAACGGTTTCTCTTATCTCTTCTCTGGTAGTTGTAGTTCTACGCTGCTGAATCCATCTGGCAGGGTTTGTAGAAGGATCTCCATTTGGCCACCCACCTCTACTAAATCTTGCACCCCAATTACCACCAGTCTGAGTTACTCTGGTTCTATCTACAACATCTATACCAGTCCAATTAGTCTGCCATGCATTCCATAGAACAGGTGCAAATCCTGTTTGAGGATCTGTTCCAAAGTTCCTACTTGCTGCTGCCATTGTTTCTGCATAGTTACCTTCTGTCTGGATAACTTTTGCTTCTAATCTAACAGTATCTACCCAGTTATCACTTGCAGGAGTTAATTCAACAGTTCCTTGCCAGAAACTAATAAGGAAAGGAGTTACACTTTCAGTTCTTGTTGCAAAACTCTGCTTTAACCATTCAACATCAGCATAATCTAGAGTTATAGCATCACTACTCTTTCTTACGTTAATACCTTCAATTGAACTAAATGCCAAATCTGTAGTTGGATCAACATCAGTAACAGGACCAAAAATCAAATCTACTGAATTAGTATAATGCTTTGGTCTAACTTCCTTGAAAGATCTATCAATACTATTCTTAATACCCAATCTATCTTCTTGTGGTAAGAAAGAATCAAAGTTATCAACGAAGAATCCTGACTTAAACCTATTAAGACCATCAGCATCTGAAACAAATAGATTAGCAGTATTAGTTTCTAACAGAGTTAATGCAGTATAATACTCTAAATTCTTAATTCTATTTTCAAGATTCTTAATGTCAACCATTTGGAATCTCTTATATTCATGAGCACGAATATCTGCCTGTTCAGGATTAAAGAGATAAGGTGGTAAGTTTATAGTTGCAACTTCAAGAGCAGCATCTACATTGCCTGGTTTATCTGGTTTCTCAGCAGGAGAACCATACTTGACTTGAAACTCTCCAGTTTTTGTTAAGAAAATTCTATCAATTCTTCCAAGATAATGAGAGAAAGAAGCAATAATAGCTTCATCAGATGCTAAAATATTGGTAGCAGTCTGACCTTCATTATTAAATGTTCTACCATAAAATTCTAATGGAGATCTAGTGCTTTCAGAAACTATGTAATCTGCAACTCTAGGTCTAATATCAATAATATCTGCATTAGAAATACCATCAATTCCCATGATATCTGCAGCATAATCAAAATTCTCATAAGAATTTACTGTAGTAATATCACCATCATCAGTAGAATCATAGTATGCACTTTCAAAATAAACTTTAATTTTCTTATTAGGTGCTTCTGCTTCCAATCTTCTTGTTATAGAACCATAATCATAAATCGTCTTCTCTTGACCAGTGCTAAATGTATATTCTCCACCTATCTCAAAACTAGTTGCATCTAATGTAGTGACAACTCCTTGAATTTGAGACTCTTGGAATATTACTGTTTCACCTTCAGCAAATACAAAATCATTCTTATAAATGAATGTGATTTGACTATCTGTTAATCTTTCTGCATAAATTGCTACTGCACCACTATTTTGACCAATTAAATGTTCTCCAACTGTTAGTTCAACAGTAGTTGTGGATTGACTATTAATATCAGAAAGAACCATCTTTGGTGCTGATGGTACTTCTACACCAGAAGATTCATATATTCCATGAATCTTCATAACATCAGCAGAACCTAACGATAAGAGTTTATCCTGTACTCTAGTTCCATATGGATAAGCACCATATGTTAATCCATCATTTGTTGTAGTAGATCCAATACCAGATGCTGGATTTGTAGATTTATCAACAATAAGACTATTAACTCTATTCTTAATCTTTTTCTTTGCTTTTGGTTTTTGCTTTGTAAGTGTTGCTGTTAATTGAGCACCAGCATCATCAACACCTAAATTATAAATTTGAAGTGCTTTTCCATCAAGACTAATTTCTACCTGATCAGATACTAATGGTTCAGTACTACCATCTACACGAACTAATGAATATCTTTCCTCATCAAAAGGAAGGAAAAACTCACTCGATCCAGCAGAAACTTGTTGTGCTAACTTATTGTTTACTATATTAACAGTAAATACTTTTCTTATAGAAATAGTAGCGTTAGTTAAATCTACGTCAGAAACATAATCCTTTGGTAATCTTGTAAATAAAGTATTATCAGAAGATTCTGCTAATTGTGTAGTTATAACTTGTAAATCTGTTACTTCTCTTGCTACAGTTGGTAAACTTCCATTTGCTATCCCATCTACATCTGCAACATTAGCAATTGTAATTGAATTTTCACCAACAACAGTTATTCTTCCGTATGTTGGGTCATTAGACTTAGCAGGATTACTGAATTGGACTAAATTATTTACCTTTACTAGTCCACTACCAGGAAATACATCACTACTTGCACTAGTTACAGTGCTTACTCCACCTGAAGCAGCAGTTACAGTTGCAATTCCAACAAACAGGGATGGAGATTGAATAACATCTGCATTAAAGGTTCCTGCAGTTCCAACTGTTCCATCATTTGTAGCAAATACTGATTTTACATCAGAAATAGTATATGCAGTAACTGCAACCGCAACTCTTCCATTCTGAATTCCATTGAATATTAATGCTTCATTTTCTATAAAGTCACCTTCTCTTTCATAAAGGTTTAATGCAGCACTATTAGTAACAGTATCTTTAAGGAATGCAGTTGCTCCACTATTAGCACCTTCAACAAAAGTAGGTGTAGGTAAACTAGCAATAGGTTGATTTAAACTTACTTTAGTAACTGTCTGAACATCATATAATGATATATCCCACTGATTTAATCTAGATACAGCATTATATGATCCTGTTTCTAAACTATAATCATAAACTCTTGCAAGACCAATTTCAGATCCAGGAACTGTTGTTTGATCTGCACTTCCTCTTTGATCTCTTAAACTTAATATATAAGTATTACCAATACCTATAGTAGGATTACCATAAGCTCTATTTACTTTTAAGGTTGCTCCTGTATTATAAATTATATTTTGACCTTCTAAAGTCTTAGTTGTTCTTGGTTTAGGACAATCTAAAAAGACAGGAGATGTAGTCTCTATCTCATATCCTCTTACATATGCTTTACCTGGAGAAAGTTTATAAACACCAAGTTCTTCTGAAGGAATAGTTCCACTATATGTAAACTGACCTTCCTTAAAAATACCTCTATTACCAACATTATCATTTAATGAATCTCTAGTAGTAACATTAAATGGTTTTACATAGTAGTTTCCAGACTCATCATATGTTCTACGGGCAAGTTCATCAGAAAGACCTTTATATGCACTAGTCTTTACTTTAGACTTAAGAACACCTTCAACAACTTCTGCCTCTTCAACAAAAGCATTATCATCAAAATCATCTAATGGTTTCTTAAATAATGAAAGAGTTATCTTTAATCTATCAGCACCTGGAGCAGAATAATTATTAAATCCCTGAGAATTATCATTCAGGGTTTCATCCATATCAGAGTTTATAATCTCCTCATTTACTGCTAAACCAACTCTATAGTTTGCCTGATTATTATACTGTTCTAATATAAGAGTTTGTTGTTCTACTTTAACAAATTGTCCTCTAATAAAATAAACACCTTCTTGTATTTGGAAACAAGATCCTGTTGCAGCAGCATTCTGTGCTATTGTTATAGCAAAGGGACTTCCAGAAGTAATGCTACTATTACCCAATAAACCAGAACTAATAGGTGCGTTGGATGTTAATTCTTCACCATCAGCAAAGGTTTGTGTTGAATTATTTGATGTGCTAGAACCAATATAAGCAACATATAAAGTTAAATTTCCTCTTTCAGAATCTTCTGCTAATAAAACATTATCTACAACTGCTGTTACACCAGAGGTTCTTCCTGTTATTTGTGTTCCAACTAATTGATCAACATATGCAGATACAGGAACTCCTTGAAAAGTGTTCTGTAATTGAATACAATAATAAAGTTTATTATAACCAGTATTACCAGGTATTACTTTTGCACCTTCCTTGAAAAAATGTTGCCCAAACTTTTCAATCTGATTTTGTAAAATAGATTGGAGATTATTAAGTTCTCTTGCCTGAACAGGAGTTCCAGGTTTAAACAGCACCTTATGATAACCACTATCATCTGAATAGTCGTCAAAATATGGCGATACGTTTAAATTCGTTTGCTGTGGCATGATTTTTTAGAACTGCAAAATAACTTTGATATCTTCTTTTTGGTTTAATGACCTTGTTATAGAAGGTCTATTATCAATGTAAACAATATTTCCAGAATACTTTTTAGATTCGGGATTGGCAATGCCATTATTAAATGACTGTCCAAGATAATACGTCTTACTATTTATTACGGTTGAGACACCTGTGAAGGACGTATCTATCGCTAAATTAGACCCTGTAGATGGAACAATAGTAAGGCTTCCATTACCACTTGGAGTGCTGGTAAATTGATTCAAATTATATCCATAAGGTGGATTTGTTTGAGCAGTTCCTACAGTATTAAATCCTGCCATAGTTCTGTCTTGCCAGAACTTCAAAACTCCTGTATTTTGGTCATAACTGATTACTTTACCTAAAGCAGTAGAACCAGTTCCAATAGTTTGTTTAACTAATGAATCAGCATTAAATGTAGCAGAACTATATCCCGCACCAGTTAAACGAAGAGCAGGAACTGCACTTGCTTTGTCTAGTGTTAATAAGTTATTAGATCCAAATCCTTTAGGATCTTGAACCACACCAATTCTTGCTATTTGATTACCCGTAATAAAATCAGGGTTTTCTGCATCATTCTCTATTCTAGAATAAAGTAGAACATTATATGCACCCAATTCTTCATAGATATCAGATCCATGTCCTCCTTGAGGTGGAATAACAACATCAAATGTTGGTACTGTTGTTCCTGTAGGAACTCCACCAGAGACTAAATCAATATTTCCATAAGAATAACCAGATCCTTGACTTGAAACAGTTATAGAATCAACTGTTTGGTCATTAGACATAATAATAGTGCATTCTGCACCAAAACCATCACCTTTAATTGGAACTCTTGTATAAACAGCACCAGCAGTTCCTAAACCAACTCCTCTATTTGTAATAGTAACTACTTTAATAGATCCATCTACTGCATTGTCTCTTACTGCAGCATTATTTGCATCTGTATCCCAATTTGGAGGAACTGGAATAAAATCAGTTGATTCAAATTTTACAATATCACTTGGTTTGATAGTATAAAGATACTTCCATACATATCCATCTCCACTACTTCCTGCAACCTTTGGTTCTAAATCAGTAAATGTTGGTTCATCTAATGATGGTCTACCATTAGGATTTTCAGGATCAGTTCCGTTCTGCAAACACTCATATACTCTATAATCACTATTCAATACATAATAACTTGCTGAGTATAAATTTGTAGCACCTGAAACATTAGCAGTATTTGACCTTGTATAATCTCCACGATACATATCATACGTCGTTCCTGAAGTCCATAATCTTTTTTGAACTACCTGTCTCACATCTGAAGAATTAATTTTCTTCAGTGCAATCATAGTATCCCAATAACTATTCTCCTGGTCGAAACTATCTTTAGGAGCAGGAGGAGAAGTATCCCAATCAGATTGTTGTTCTGTAGGATTAGGTAATCCAATAAAAGAATAATATGCATTGCTAGTAGAATTTACACCAGCAATAAAATTCTTTGCATTTAATATCCTAATCTTATCAGTTATGATTGCAGCCATTTGACGGAAGTTTTTATTTATTTATTAAGGACACCACGAGGATATTGTTGGCCAACCCAAGGTCTTCTACCTCGTAACCAACCTTCCCGTGTATTTGATACTATACCAAGACCAGCAGCATTAGTGCTTAACCCTACAGTTCCTGTAAAATCAGAATTAACTGTAAAAGCAGCAGTAGATGCTACACCATAAGCAACAGTTGACGCAATGCCCACCGCAGTGGTAGGCATAGGTTGAAACGTTATTGCTGCCATTAGGTTGTCCTCGCACAGAAGAGAATTCCATCAGTAGATCCAGTTTGATCATAAGATCCTTGAATTACTGTATACACCTCACTACCACTTATGGTAACAGTATCATACTGTTGAATATTTGCAGAGGGTGCATTATGATGAAAATCAATCAATACAAAATCATCAGGCATATAATATGGAGTAGGTATAAACGCTGCTTGTAAAGGAATTCCTTTTACCACAGCATTATAATTTGTAGAATCTGGCAAATTATCTGAAAGATTCCATCCACCATCACTACGGTTAATATTAGGATTGTCTTGAGTGTTATTCCTCACATACATTCCAACATAACTTGAAGATTGATTAGAAGATTGGCAATTAGTAGACCTATATGTCGTACTCATATATCCATATCCACCCATATAAGCATCCCCTGAACTCCATGCCATATATCCTGCTTCTGCAGAACGTTTAGATGGGGATTTAGTACTTAATTTTCTGACTGTTCCGCAAGGATATGTTCTAAAGTCCAAAAATGGTACAGCATCATTACCTGAAGGAATAATTGTTGTTACTCCACCAAGGAATTGATCATCCAAATCCCAAAGATCACCAGTATAATTATGAAGAATATAAGTTAAAAATGTATTATCACGTAATTTTGTAGAAGATAATGTTGGTTGTCTATATGACCAAACTACAAATTTAGGATCCAATCCAGATCTAAAGACATTTAAATCAAGTTGATATGATCTAGAAGAAGCAATAGTTTCTCTTCCCTGATTAGTGTGTCCCCAACATCCATAATAACTATCTCCCTGTGAATTGCTTCCACTCCTAAAAACTATATTAGTTGATGGAGGTTGAAATGGATAATCTAACTCTTGGCTTCCTTCAAATCTAGGATTATAACCAATTTCATTGTTCCTATTTGCATTATCAGGAGACTTATATGGCATAAATCCACTTCCAACACACATTTCCATTTGTGTATCATCATACATTTGGAAAGTTCTATAGGTATTTCCATATTCTTTCGCTTCATCCACCACTAACTTTGCACATCCCCAAGGTTTTCCATTATTTGCAGTTGTAGGATTATCCTTTGCAAATAACTTATTTGTTCCTCCGTATGTACCAATACCTGCATCAATTTTTAATGTCATTATCAGATCAGTAGCACCATTTGATGCTCCACCTATCTGATCTGCTTTTATAGTTACAACTTCCCCTGTTGTATATCCAGTTCCTGTTCTATTAACATATTTGGCATAGATGACACCAGAATTTCTATAAAAGTCAAATGATGCACCTGTTCCAACACCAGATGTTATATTTGCTCGGACATCATAATAACTAGAACCAGCAGTTCCGACTGTTCCACCACCACCTACATTAGTTGCTGATATGTAAGTAACAATACCAGATTCTGCTGCACCATTCCAAGAAATAGCAGTCCATGCTTTCTCTAACTGATCAATAGTATCAGTTCTTGCCCAACCAGCATTAATAATATACTGCGAAGTTGTAATTGCCATCTTTTTCTTATACCTCTAATTTAAGTATGGTTAGGTTTGCAGAAATTGCCTGTGTAGTACCAGACAAATTAGTTACAGCGATATAAATTTTATCGCTAACAGGACTATCTAAATTGCCACCAAGTGTGAAAGGAGTAATGTTTTTAGTTGTTGATACGCCAGTAGTGACTATATCCGCAATAACTCCATCACCAGGTGTAGGATCTTCACCTACACTTCTATTTACATCATTAACACGGGCAGCGTTATCAGTATATATGCGTAACCACCCCGCAGTTGATAATCCAACCTGAATTAAACCGTAAGATTTAAATCCTGTTATATCAACATTACCAATAGCATTATTAGCAATACTTCCTGTAGATCCAGTTACAGTTGTTCTTGATTTAAGAACATTAGAACCATCAAAACTAGTAGCAGTTACTACACCCGTAGAAGTAATGTCACTAGAAGCAACAGTTCCTACAGTTATGTTTGGTGTTCCGCTTAAGTTAGCAGCAGTACCAGATGTATTCTGATTACCTGCTATATTAACGCCTGGTAGGTTAATAGCAGCAGTACCATTAAATGATACACCACCAATATTCCTTGCCGTTTGTAGTTGGGTAGCAGATGAAGCATTGCCAGTTAAAGCACCAACAAATGAAGTTGCAGTTACAAGACCACTTACTTTAGCATCGCCTTGAACAAATAATGCATAACCAGCATTTGCAGTTGTAGTTGCAATACCAACTTTTGATGTTGTATTAACACCAACACCGTTTGATGACCAAACACCTCCACCACCACCAGCACTAGCAGTAACAGTTACAATACCTGCTGATAATCCAGATACTGCTACTCCAGTTCCAAAATTAATTGTTCCAGCAGCACCAACTGTGCTACCATCATCTTTAATAACAATAGTATTACCAGAAGCACCACCACCAGAAGCAGAAACAGTAACAGAACCAGTTCCACTACCAGAAACCGATATATTTGTTCCAGCAACAATAGTAGTTACGATTCCAGTTAATGATTTACCATCAATAGCAGGAAGAGCACCTGTTAATTGGGGTGATTGTAAAGATGTTAGACCTGCACCTGAACCACTAAAATTAGAAGCAGTTACAATTCCAGTTACATCTATATCACCGCCAGTTACCGTTGCAACTCCAGATACTAAAGTAGATCCATCACCTAAAAGAGCATATAATTCATTAAAGTTATCATTAATCGCATTAGCACCAGCTAACAGACTACTACCGTCTCCCGCATTCGGGGCCGAACCTGTATTTATCCCTACTTTTGACATTATTGAGACTCTGGGTTTGAAATATTTAGAAGATTATTATGTATCATAATTTTTTGCTTTTAATTGTGTAGTTCTAGTAATCAAAGCAGAAGTTGATATTCCAAGTACTCCACCCTCTCCATAGAAAGGATAAGCATTAAGTTCAGATCTGCCTTGGAGTTCTATTCTACCCCAACTAAAGTTGCCCAAGAATGGACGATTCATGAATCCACCAGTATACCCAACTCCTTGTGTAATAGCCTCACCGCTATTATCGAAAGTGTATACCGTAGAATCCCAATATGCTTGACTATTAGAGAAATTGAAAGTAGAAAGTCCACTTATTCTAGTCTCTACTCTAACAATACTAGTTAGTGCTGTTCCAACTGTAGAAATTCCAATGCTAGTATTAGCAATACTTACAACAGTTGCTGACTCAACTTGATAAACATTATCAAAGAATGATATACCAGTTCCAACAGCAGTATTATCAATACCTCTTGATACTATTGCAGTTTCAGCAAATCCTACATTAGAATTTGTTATTACAAAATAATCACCAATACTAATTTGACTTACAGTTGTTGCAATTCCTACAATACTTGGATCTCTGAAATAAGAATCCTGTGGAATGTAGAAATCAAAGATTAATTTATCAATATTTGAAGCAACAGTAGTTCCAAATCCTACAACAGTACCAAAATCACCATTATACGAAAGAACATCATCAGTTTCAGAAACTAATGGTGGTGGATCAATAAGAACCTGTGGAGCAGTTGTATAACCTGTTCCACCGTAAGATACATTAACTGAAGTAACGGTATCATTGGTGACTACTGCAGTTGCTGTAGCAGTTGATCCTAGTCCAACAGGAGTCTGAATAGAAACATTAGGAACTGAACCATAACCATCTCCAATATTAGATAGTGTAATAGAATTAACTACACCATTAGAGATTGTTGCAGAAGCAATTGCTCCAACTTTAGGATCCTGATTAACTATTGTAATCTTATCTTGTAAAGTTGCACGAATATCCTGATCAGGATTTTCATTTTTAGGATCAAAGAATGGTCTTACATTATCAACATAAATTGTTGTTGATCCAATTCCTACAGACTTAATAATAGATGCTGCTGGATATACATTTGGTTCATATAATTCTCTATCCTTACCAACCTGAAGATCATTAATAATTCTATCTTCAGTTTGCTTACTCCAATTAACAGGTCTAACTAAAGTTTCATCTTCAGTATTTCCTGGTCCGAAATATGGATTGGTAGTAACAATATCAGTAGAATCTACCCTCATTACAGATCTCTTATCTTCTTCTAACCAAGGTTGTTGACCTTTAGCAGAATCATAAGTTATTTGTAAATCATCACCAATCTTAACTGTTTCAATAATATCTCTAGTCTTAACATCAATACCACCACTTCCCTTATAGAAGATAATCTTACAAGTATCTCCTGCTTTAGGTGGTTCTGTAAATGTAATGAGACTTCCACCTTCAAAAATATATCCCTTACCAGGAACTTGAAGAATATCATTTACAAATACAAGAATAACATCTTGAACATCAATCTTGGATCCTTTAGCAGCTCTGATAGAAACAATATTATCATTTAACTTCATCTGGAAAGTCCTTGTATCACCATCAAACTCATCTTGAGGTGTATCCAGTGGTTGTAAAGTTCCTAAAGACCATCCTGTAAATTCATCAGTGAATATCTCATCTATAGTAAGTTGGAATTCCTTATAAGTTGAAGTAGTAGGTATTCCAGTTGCTCCACCAATAGGAAGTCTTAAAATTTCACCTATACCATAACCATATCCAGTATTTGTTATACTAAAGTCAGTTATACTTGAACCTTGTCCAACTACAACATCAACAGATCCACCTGAACCAACTCCACTAACAGAATCAGAACTATAAACAAGAGGAATGTTTGTATAAGATAGTGGTTCATCAATTATGACATCTAATGGTTTTTCAACTGTTCCACCTCTAGCATAGAAGTGTTGTGATGTTGATAATCCACTATTAACAGTGAATGAATAGTTATCAATAATTCCTAATACATTTGTTCCTTCAGCAGCAACATCACTTGGTCTAGGTGCAACAATAACACCCTGAACCTTACCACCATTCTTATAGAATGTAGGAACAGTTGAAACTCCAACATTTACATCAAACTTGGTAGGACTATTAACCCCGATAACTTTTAATCCATTATATCCAGGATCACCTGATCTAGGATATTTGTGCTCAGTTGCATTTCCATCTTTAGAACATGTAAATACCAAAGATTCTTTTGCAAGTTTAATACTTGTTCCTGCAGTTAAACCGTGAGCACCAATTGTTAAATCTAATTGTCCTGTTGCTGCATTATAAGAAGCAGCACTCACATTATAATTAACTTCAGGTGATGCTCCAACATTAATTGAAAGAGTATTTTCGGTTGTAGAAGCAATAGAAACAGCAGTATTAGATATTGGATCACTACTTCTTGGATATGTGTGTTTAGTGCTATGGTCATCCATATCACAAGTAAATGTCAATGCATTATCAGGTATTCTGATAGACACGCCAGATTTTAAACCATGATTTGGACTTGTTAATATTAAATTACCATTTGCAGGATCATAAACAGCATCTGTAACATCATGAGTTACAGTTTTAGATGTTCCAACATTAACAGTAATAGTATTATTAGTTGAAGATGTAATTACTGTAGAACCTATTGCAACAATTGGATCAGTTGAACGTGGATATGCCTTATTGGAGGTATTTCCATCCATTTCACAACTGAATGTTATTGATCCAATCGCAAAACTTACAGCAGCACCAACTATTGCCCCATGACCAGGAATGGTTAATACCATATCACCTGTATTTGCATCATAAGTTGCACTAGTTGGGGTAGTAGTGCCAACACCAACTGTTACACCACCTGTAGCAGCACTTACAAATGTATGATTATAAGCACCACCAGATATAATTGCATCATCGGCAGTTCCTATAAACTGATGATTATAAGAACCACCTGTAACCACTGCACCTGTTGATGCACTTACAAATTGATGAGTATATTGATCTAATCCTTTTGCTGCAGTTACATTAACACTAATGGTTGTATTAGTTGTTGAACCAATAGAAATAGCAGTGTCATATACTCTATCTCTATTTCTAGGATAATAGTGGTCTGAAGCACCATTATCTAATGCACAAGTAAATGCAAGTCCAGTTAATATTACATCTTTACCTACTTTCAATCCGTGAGGAGTTGAAGTAGTAACAGTCATTGTTCCATTACCATTATCATAACTAGCATACTGAACATCTCTTTCTGCTGCATTAGAGTATACGCAAGTAAATGCAATACCTGATAACTTAACTTCGTCACCTAATGTTAATCCATGAGGTGTAGCAGTTGTAATGGTTGTTATACCAGTTACATTAGTATAACTAACATCTTGAATATCTCTTGGTTTGTAGAATGCAGTCCAATTAGTAACCGCAATACCAGTTATATGTCCACCCGCAATAGAAGCAGTTCCTATAGAAGTTATTGATGTAGTTTCTACATTCCTTTCCTGAACAGAAACACCTACAGTTTGGACACCTGAACGATAACCAGATCCAGTATTACCAAGACCAATAGAACTAATAGTTCCACCTGCAGATACTACAGCAGTTCCTCCAGCAGCGACTAATGGTTGATAACCAAATCCTTCGGTAGATCCAACAGAAAGAATAACACCACCAAGAGGTAAGGATGTTACATTTGCATCTGTTGTAGATGAAGCAGCACCAGTAAACTGAATACTTGTTATTCCTAAATTCTCATTTAAGTTATAGTTAAGAATTGGTCCTTGGAATACGTCATTGATTAAAATAACAGCATTTTCAGTTGCAATTCCAGTAATATTGTTACCATCAGATTCTAAATCGAAATCTTTATTGATTCCATTGAATTCTGCAGAAATGTCATCAAATACAAGGTTCTTATAATAAGTATCATTAACAGTATTAGGAACACCAGATCTCATAAAGGATCTTCCTTGGAAACTAGAACTAGTTGATATTCCACTCCAGTCTCTAGAATCAGGTGGATTTGTAGTTGTGCTTAATGGAATCTTACCATAAGGTGCTTCAACGAAATTAAGAACATTTTCTGTAATATTATAATTACCATTGACTTTAGTTACTAGAGAATCAGTAGAATGACCTGATAGGTTAGTTCCCATCCATTGTCTACGAACTCTTAAAACATTAGTGCTTCCAACACCAACAGATTCAATCTTTATTATCTCCTCATTTACCCTTAATAGATCACCACCAAATATAGATGTTATTCCACTCAATTTTATAAGATCATCAGTAGTAAACATCTCTTTTGCAAGAGTGGTTGTTACTGCAGTTGATACAACTGGTGATTGAACAATATTATCCAAGCAAAGTAGAACTTTAGCATTAGCATTTGTTGCTACAAATCTATGAGAGGTTCCAATACCAACATTAGTTAAATTAACAGATTCAGGAACTGAAAGAAGAGCCTTTCTAGCACTATCAGTAACCTTAATCATATTATCATCTACCTTAATCGCAAATACATCTTTAGGTAACTTATCAGTCCATCCTATACCAGTAAATCCATTAGTATTAGCAATACCAATTGCTTGAGTAGTTCCTGTTCCAGCATGAACATAATTAATCTTCTCACCACTAACAAAGAAGTGATTAGGTATCTCAATAGTATCATCATCGGTGTTTATGATAGTAGAATCATTACCATCAAAACTTCTTTCAAAAATAGTATCTTGATTATGTGTTAAATTAAATGCTCTCTTAATATCTCTATCAGTACCAGTATAATCAGAAGATCTTACTTGTATTGAAGAGTTATTAAAGTCAATATTAGTATGGGCATCATCTTGATACCTAAACGCATTCATAAAGACTTTAACGTTTGTTGCAACATTAGGAAGCGGTGTAAAGATCAATTGAGTCGTTCCTGCAACTCCAACTGCACCACCACCAGCAACAACATTATTAGTAGAAATACCAGTATAGAAAGTTCCTAATCCAGCAATACCTTGTCCACCAGATGTAGTAACTACAGCATATTCATCAGTATCGTAAGTTTGACCTGTTCCATAAGTTATATCATAATCATCAACAACTATTAATTCTGATATTCCATATTCACCATTACTTGTATCAGAAACTTGAATTACAAAATATGCAGCATCATAATCATCAGAGTAATCACCAACCACTTGTGGAGTAGGAGATCCTGAAGCAGGTATATTTGTAGATCTACTTTCTAGTCTAGCATGTTTCAAATCTATACCAGACTCTGATGTAGTAGACTCATTAGATTGTGCTACTACAACAGCATTAACAACTGCTGTAGTGCCTATTCCGATTGCATTAGGATGGAAATCTACTTTAACATCTGAACCATCAATATATGCAGAGAATGTACCAAAACCACTTACATTAGTATGATTTAATGAAGTTGTCATTTCTGCATAATCTAACATATCAACTTCTGTTCCATCATGAACTAAATTAAGTTCAACCATTCCAAATTCATCATATACTCCAACATATTCACTATCTGCAGTAACCTCTACAAGAACTTTTGCAGACCTATAGGAACTAGCAATAGAAACAATATTAGTAGATGCATCTACTTTAGGTACATTTACACTATGAGAATCAATTAATGTAGTTCCAACTGAGGTAGTTCCAATTCCTAAAAGATTATCATCAAGGTTATAAGATAATGCAACAACCTCATAATCATTTACTGCAGATCTAGTTGGATAGAATAATAATTGTCCTTCTGATCCAATGATTGAGAAATCAAATGAACCTTGATCATAAACTGTTTCAACTCTTCCATATTGCTGAATATAACCAAAAGATCCATCATGAATCAAATCAACAACCATAAGTTGTCTTTGACCATAAAATCTCTTATCTCTAATATAACAAATATATTTTTGTGCTCTATGATCAGATAACTTAAATCTTTCAACAACACTAAAGGGTGTTGCTCGTGGATGACTATTAAATGATCCACTCATATCATCGATTGTAAGAACTCTATTTCCTATAGATTCTTCATAATCCTGCAATATTCTACTAGAGAATATCATCTCATCTGAAAGAATATTTCCTGGAACAACTAATGAATTTTCTTTAACTAAATCAAAATCACTAAAAGTATTTAAATTTCCAATACCAACTAAATCATGAACTGGATCAACTTCTGTGGTTGCTGTTGTTAAACCAACAATCATAGATGAAGCATCTTCTGCAGTTGAATCTAATTGATAATCAGAAAACTTCTTGTATCCTAAAGTATGGTTTATACTACTTACAACATCTTCCCAAACACTAAATGATACTGCAGATCTTAATGCATAAGAGAAGTTTTGATAATAGTCATTATCTTGCAATCTTTGCTGTGATAAGTTAAGGACTCCTGAATCAGTTTGCCATCCATTCTCTACTTTAGAAAATGCATCTATAGTTAAATCAGACTTATAAGATGATATTGAAGAAGCAATACCTTGAGTATTAGATGAATCTCCTTTAATAACTTCACCTTCAGCAAATCCACTAGTTCCCGAAACAACTAGAATTTCATTCTTAACATCCCAAGTTTCAACCTTTCCTGATACATCATAACCCTCTTTAGATTTTGAAGTAACAGTTTCTCCAACCAAATATTGATTAGAAGATAAATTAACACTAAATGATGGGAAATACTTTTGAGGTATTATTCGTGCAGCAGCAGAGTTAAATGGATTATATGTGCCAGGATATTCTGCTCCAATTAATTCATCAGCTAAACTATAAGTAACAATTCCAATACCACCATAATTTTGATCAACAGCAGTTATTGAGAATAACTTATAATCATATTCAGCAGAATTAAATCCTCTACCAGTAGACCCAATACCAATACTAACATTCTCAATTAAAACTTTATCATTTACCTCAAATGGGAATGTATTCGCAGTGCTAAATCCTACAGATAAAGTAAGAGTTACATCTTTAGTAGTAGTATTAAATCCAACTGTACTAATACCAACACCATTAGAGTTGCCTGTAGGTATAATGATTGGATTAACTGGACTTATACCTGTAGTATTATTGAGAATTTTAACTTGAGAATCACCTAATGTGTATTGTAAATCTATATCTTTAATTTGCTTTTTAGTTTCTCCATCAAATACTAATAAAGTTGGAGCAACAGCATACCCTGTCCCTACAGAAGCAATTCCAATAGATCCAATAGATGCCAAAGACTTTAACTGCATTACTTGAGGTAATGCTACAGTTGGTCTTAAAGTAGTATCAGATGGGAAATTAAAACCAATATTCTGTATCTTTGTTTTCTTGATACGACCAATACTAGAACTTCCAACACTTATAACAGCATTACTACCAAATTCAGTTGTTATTGTATTAATTCCAGGTAAAGAGTAGTAATTTTGTCCACCATTCTTTATTTGGAACTTAGCAACTGGACCATATGCAGTTTTAGAGTTAGTTTCATATTGAACAAGAGAAGTTAATGTAGAATAAGTTGTTTTTTCTGGATACTGACTTAAAGTGTAATTGAAGGAATTTGTTGATCCAACAGCAACAACAATAGAGTGATTTCCATTAAACTTACTTTCAAAAGTTTCAACCTGACTACCACTAACAACTTCATCGTCTACTACAATTTCTTTTTTAACAAGAGGTAGATTATTTTCATATATTGGTTCAAGTCTATAATATAAATTTTGAGGAATTTTATTATTAACTGTTAATGAGACTTTTGCATCAACAGAAACCCCAATTTTACCAGTTTTCTTAACTTCAAATGATATGCTGTCTGCGGTTTTTTCCCATAGATCAGTGAAAGTATCATCAGTATAGAAATTAAATTCAAACGCAGAATAAGAACTTCCCTGACTATCATATCCTAATGAAGGATCAGAAACATCAAATTCTACAGTAGAATCTTTATAAAGATCTATATGAGGATTAACAGCAGAGAATGATCCTGAATCTGCACCAGTAATATTAACAGTAACTGGATTGGGTAAATTAGAATTATAATATGAATCAGATAATTTAATATTATTATTATCGATTTTTATAACATAATAAATTCCATTATTAATAAGATTGCTTGTATTTGAATTAATATTGCAAATTACTTTATCACCAGTGCTAAATCTATGATTTTCTATTTTAATAGAATTATCATTATTATTAACATCTACTGCAGCAAATATTTTAGGATCTATTACTAACCTTCTATTAAAATCATTATACTTGACAACAATAGAAGTAGTAACTCCAGGATTGATATTAATATCAACAGTATTTCCTGAAATTAATCCATGAGAATCTCCTGTTGAAACATTTACTTTATTTCTAGTAATATCACCTGTAATTGGTTTATAGTTAGTTTTAAGACTATGCTTAACTCCTGTTCCAATTCCAGTAAATGTTAAAATAGTAGAATTTCTAAATGCACTTGCTATACCAACAAATGTTCCAGTAGTACCCAATCCTACCCTTACCGTTGCAATACCAATTAAACTATCTGTTATTTTTGCAGCATATAACTTTTCACCATCCTGTAATAATGCTGATGTTCCACCAACAACACTTAATCCATTTCCTCCGTTAGTAGAATATGTTAATTCATCACCTGTTTCTAAATTATGATTTCTAAAATATATTGATTTTGTAGGAACAAATAATTCACTTAGTCCAACACCTGGAGTGCTGAATATAAGTGTGCTTCCAATACCAACTCCTTGAGCAACGGATTCTATTGGATTGAAATATAATTCAGTATTTCTCTTGGCAGTAAAAGTAGTTTTAATACCAGCATTAATTGTTACTATACGAGAATCTTGTTTAACAATTGTAGTTACTGAATGTGCAGCACCTACTGTACCATTTTGTGCTCTGAAAACCCTAATTCTAGAAAATACATCATCTACATTTAATACCTTTACCTGTTCTGTTCCTATTCCAAGAATATCATTTGGTTTGATATTTTTAAGATTACCACCAATATTGAAGAAAGTAACAAAACCAGTTGCAGAAGTATTTTCAACAGAAACCGTAGTGGTTCCGATACCAGTCATTGAAAAAGCATCAGTAGTAATACCAGCATTATATGCACCTTCTAATCCAGAAGAAGTTGTAGATAAACCAGATATTACAACAAGTTCATTTGATTTAAAATTATGTGGACTGTCACTAATAACATTCCACTGACCATTAAAACCACTTTCAGCAGGATATATTTCTACTCCAGTAATTGTTGTACTTGCAGCACTAATACTAGAAACTCTTTTTCCTAAAACTTTAGATACTTCAATATCAGCACCAAAACCTGCCATTTGGTTACGATTGGTGTTGGATGTACCAAATTCTATAGTATCACCAACTCTATATAAATCTCCACTTGAAGAAATACCAACTTTTTCAATCTTACCTGGTGTTACTGAAGTAACATCAATAGTCTGTTTTAACTCATCGGGAATATATGCATACTTATATTCAACTTCTGTTGTTTCAATTAAATTGTATGGTTGGGTATTTCTTAACCATGTTGTTTTATCTAACTTATAATCTTTTTGATTTGAATAAACATTATAATTAAATTCATTAGGTGTTGACTGATACCCATCTCCAATTAAATATGGAAATACTGGTCTCTTGAAACCATTAAAGTTCTCTGCGGAATCTGCAGGACCATCATTAACAGTTGCAAAATATGCATAAGTTCCTTTAGGAAATTCTGGTGTAAAGCAGAATCTACCATTATTTTCATCAAGAACTGCATCATCATCTACTTTTTTATATGCATAATCTTCTATAAAGAATCCTTCAGGATATAAACCAGTAGAAGGTCTTCCATCCTTCATTTCTAATAAGTAACCAGATCTCATTTGAGATATAGCACCACCAGATTTGGTTACATATCCATAAGGTCCATAAATGGGATTACCATCATATGCCCATCCAATTATTGGAGAATGGTCACGAGATGGAATTTCAGTACCATTAGATAACTGAAGATCAGTTTTACCATATAAAATATCACCACTTTGGTTTCTTCCAAAAACAGACTCTCTTAATTTACGTGGTGCATATAAATGAGAGAATTGCAATCCACTATTTTCGTTAAATTCATGTGCAATAAATCCATCATCACCTGTAAAATTCTTTAAATGTCTTTCAAATAAATTAATTCTCCATTCTTGAATAAGTGCTCTAAATTGAGATCCATCACCAGGAACAGAAACAGATATTGTCGTAGTATCTTGAAGATATCCACTACCACCTTCAATTATTTTAACTGCTGTCAATCTACCATTTTCAAGAATTGGTGTAACAACACAACCAGTTCCAGAACCACCAATTATAATGTCAGGTGGAGAATTGTAATTAAGACCAGTATTCTGAATTAATACTTCGGTAATTTGTCCATTATTAACAACTGCTTTTATTTGAGCATTTTTTCCTGCACTTAAAGCAACATTAGGTTCTCTATTAAAATTGATAATTTCAGAATCACCATATCCAGAACCCTGATTTGATAAATCAATTGATGTTATAGATCCTCTAATAATAGGTTGGATTTTAGCACCAAATATTTCATCAGGAGATCCATCAAATTCTGCAGTGCTAATACCGATTTTACCAGATAATGTAATAGAAATATCTTCATAATTAAAAATATGTGTGCCAATTCCTACAGATGTTAAATCAATATATTGTTTAGTATCATAGAAAAATGTTTTTTGATCATCTGGTCCTAAAACAGATAATTTAAATTTATCATCACTAATTTTAGTAACATAATAATTAGTTCCATTTGTAAGACCTCCTATTTCCTGACCAGTAGATCCATATTGAAGTATTTCACCAGAATTATAAGAATGATTTTCTAAAGTTATAGTATTAATAGAAGTATTAACTCCAACAGAAGTTATTGTTTTTCTACTATTAGAATATCCCGAACCACCTGAAATAATATTAATTGCTTCAATCACCATCTTTTTATCAAAAGATTCTAATGCTTGAGTTCCTACACCATAATCTGTTAAAGATATTGTATTAATACCACTAATAGCATCTTGTTTAGATGGATGTAATCTTATATTGCTATTATTAATAACAGAAGCATAATATTCAGAGTCAGTAGATAATCCCGTAACAGCTTTTTGTCCATTAGATTTGTATATTACTCTTTCTGCATTTCTAAATTTATGATAGGTAGTAAATCCAATACTATTACTTGTAAGATCAACACTACCATTTGGTAATGTATCAAAATTAACTTTATGAGTAATTAATTTAGTATTTACAGATGCTCTTGCATTATTTCCATTTCCACCTGAAATATTAACTTCTGGTGTTTCTACATAATCAAATCCAGGATCAACTATTCTTATTTCTTTTAATGATCCAGAAACAGCAACGCTACCAGTTGCACCTACTCCTACATTATCAGTAATATTTAAATGAGGAGGATTTAATACATCATAATTAGATCCACCAGAAATAACTTCTATAGAATTAATTTTTCCAAAATGGATAGAATCGTGTGACTTATAATTTAATACTTCAACTCCATTAATTAAAATACCTGTAAATCCAGGAGTTGTTTTATAATAATTACCATCATTAGAAGGTAAATCAATTTCTCTAAAGATATTTTGTGCTTGTAATGTCTTTTTCTTGAATTTATGAGGTGTTAATTTATTATCTGCTACAGTAACAGCAGTATTTAACTTAACAAAACTAGAATTTGATAAATTGGTTCTACTTTTTGCTAATTTAATAATTAAACTGTTAACTCTCTGCACAAAATAAAGACCTTCATTTTTAGCAGTATCATGTGCGTCTATTATACCTACATCTTCTGAAAATAAAGAAGATTTAATTATTTCTCTACTAGACAATACCCCTGCATCATAAAATTCTTCAGAAACTCTTTGAGGATAGTAATAAACAGCATCACCTGTATAGAAACCATGATCTCCACTTGTTACTAGTTGAAGTTCCTCTCCAACAAAAGTACCAGAAAAAGTAATTGTTTGAGGATCTAAATTTAATGGTTGTGAACTATAAGTTGGAATTGATGAAGAAGCAACAAGATATTTTGCACCACTCGTATATACATTTTGAACATTAGTAGAATATAATGATGCTTCAGGGAATGTAGTTGATTGAGTTTTTAATATATTTCGTCTAATCGTAAATTTATACGTTAAATCAAGCAATCCTTGCCCTTTAATAGTAATCTTTCTTGCACCATCTACATCAATAATAGTAGATGTTGGTTTTACATTACCTGCATTATCAATTAAATCTGCTTTATCACCAATTCTAAAGGAATGATCTACGTAGAAATTAACCAAGTATGTATTATCACTTGGATCAATTACCTCTAAACTTTTAACTTCAAAAAGAGGTGCAATATTATAGAACCAATTTTTTCCTTTAAAACTGGTATCATTATTACCTAATGTCTTAATTTTTGCAGTTTCATTTATAGAAAAATTATTTGTATCATCTGGATAATTAAGACTGTTTAAAACAGAAGTAATATTTACCTTAACTTCTGATTGATCTACATTAGAAGAACCATAGGTATAAGTGTTAATACCAACGTTTGTTGCATCAGGAATATCAGCAGTTAGATTAGAACATCCAAAAAACTGGTTTATTGATTTTGAAGTATAACTAACAATTCCTATAGTTGCATCAGAATACGTAACAGTTAATTCACCTGAATCAGGAAATCCTACAGTTGAATCAACATCAAAAGAAGTAGATCCAGCAGCAACTGCTCCTATAACTTTTGTTTTATCATGTACAACAAAAGTTCCATATATTGAACCATCTACTCTAACATCTCTATTATAACCAGCATCAAAACTCAATTTATAGAAAGTTTTTCCTGCACCAACATTAATTGGTTCTACTTTAGTAACAGGAGCATATGCTTTTTCGGTAATATCTCCATATTTGTCCTGGAATAATGTAGAATTCTCTAATTCTGTAGGATCTCCCTCAACTACCTCAACTACAAGGTCATTTGTAATTCTATAGTTGGCATTAGAAGGTGTAAAGAGGTAATCTCTTGGTTTTACGATTCTTACGTCTTCTTCATATAGTGCTTTAAACAGAATTTCAAAGGATCTATCAGTTCCCTTACTTAAATAGAAATCTTTTGCTTGTTTAATGAAAAGGTTCTGATTTAGGTTAGAAGAAAGACTTCTATTCTCTAAACCTGGTAATAATTGATTTTTAGTTTTTAATAGAAACTCATTGAGGAACAGAGAACTTAAATTCTCTACCTTAGACCCCGCTATATGCCCCTCAGAGGTGCTTGAATTGAATACTAATACGTCTGGCTTGGTTTCTGCTTTATAAGAGGTTATTCCACAAAATCCTCTTACACAACCAGTGAATGCAGTCGTTGTAATTCCTGTATATGTAATAATCTCATTATCAATTTTAAGTAATCCATAAGACTTTGGAAAACCATCCGTTCCCGCAGGAAAATTGACCATATCAACTTCAATGGTCTCATCATTTAGAGTTATATCAGTTTTTAATCCAACCTGACCAGTAAGATTTGTTAAATTATCAATTTTAACATAATCATCAATATTTTGTGCCAGATCAATAGGACCACCTTGGTATTCCTGTCCTTCATAGTAAGATTTCAGAAAGTCCGATACTAACGGAAACTCATCCCGTGTATATACAGGAAGCTGATTCTGTACTATGTTACTGAATTGGATTCTTTTTTCTGACATTTTATGATCTTACTAAGTTCCCGTTATGGTAGCTAGAGGTTACGACATAATTAGATGCTGCTGGATCTAAACCAGAAGCAATTTCATCAACAACAGTGTCAAATGTACTATTACTAATATCTAGTTGCAAATAAAGATCCTGTAATCCAATCACGTCATTGGATTTGGGGCAAGCAGACAATTCAACAATCGTTTGCCCGTCTTTTAATTTACCACTTATAATATTGATTGGGTTAATTGTTATAATCCCTTTCTTATAATTTATATTACCAACATTACGCTTAATTATGGTAGGGTTAGTAGATCCAGCATCTGGTAAGGTAAAGAGGAATAATGAACCAGTTTCTCTATTTGTATTTGGAATATCTGACAAATAAACGTTATCTGTAGAATCAGTTACCTTAAATGGAGATGATTTAATGTTATAACCATCCATACTCTTAATATAAAACTCATTTCCGAACCCAATTTGGTATTCAGCAAAGGAATTAAGAGCAACCCGAAGGTCTCTTCTCATTTGAACTGTTGTAATATTGGATGTAACTGCTTCAGAACTATCATCAATGATAGATAAGAACTTACTATACTTAAATCTTGCTCCATAACGATTTAATTCAGTAGATTCAGAGTATTTTGTTGTATTTTCTTGCACTAATGTAGAAACATACTCTGCACTTGGAGCCATATTAGTATTATAATAGACTTTTGAGTCTACTTCCAAGTAAAGATACTTCAAATCAAGAATTTCTGGGACAATTCCAGCAACTGCATACTTCTTCAACCTCATTTTGATATTTTCTTTAATCAAATTAGGTAGAAAGTCACCAGTTCTTGGTTTTATACTAATAAAGACCTTTCCGTACTGAGGAGGAACTAATTCTTCACCTCCAAAAACAGAAATTGACTCTGTTTCAGGATAAATCTTTGCTGGAATTAATGTTTCATAGTCATTTGCTGTTAAAGCACGGTTCTGAGATGCATAAATTCTTGGTGCAAACTTTTTAACCGAGTCTACACTCTCAATTACCTCTCCACCTTGTGCTGTTATACCTGTTGTAAGTAAAGATATGCCAGAAGTGACTGTATATTCTTGAGAATTACGTATATAAGTTAATTTTCCAGAAAATTGGAATTGATTTACACCATTTGCACTATCTCCACTACAAGAAATATAATTTATAGTAATATAATTGCCTTCTTCAAGGTTTTTACCAAAAATTCCATCTCCAAAGAAGATTTCATATCTTTCATTCTCAATTTCTTGTAAATAATAGACTTTTGAATCAGATTTTATATCTAAAAGACTATCTTGAGTCGTATATTTTGTAGAAGTGGTAGATTGTTGGTTTCCTTTTACTGTTACGGATAATAATGCAGTATCAATTCCACTATTTGGTAAAATAAACTTCTGATTTGGGTTTCTTCCCGAATATGTGAAGTTTGAAGTCAATAATGTGCCTTCTGAAATGATAATATCATCAAAATATGCAATTCCGTCGTTAACTGGGACTGTAATATCTTCTAAAATTGAAAAAATAAACGATTGACCACCAAAAGCACCCTCACTTGATGCAATTGGACCTTTTTTAAGTGTTAAAGTAGCAGGAGTTGGTATTACACCTGAACAATCTACGAAAAAACTAACTGATGCTGTTGCTGCTTTCCTTGAACGAGGGACATAACCTATATTTCTTGCAAGTGAAACTACATTTTCTCTTAAAGTAGCACTATCAATGAAAACCTCATTGCTTATCATGTTAGCATTATAAGAGGTTATGTAGGTGTTATATGCCAATACGTCAATAATCGAGGAAAGGTTAGATCCCTCGAAGTCATAATCTGTAAAATTGGAGTTTGCTTTAAGATATTCTCTAAGCGTTGTCTTAATCTGGTCAAAATCCAGATTAGAAAAATTGACTAATGGCATTTTATCTCGTTGGTAACAAGGCGAACTGTAATTCCTGTGGTGGTGCGTCTGCTCCTACTATGTCATAGGTAACAACAGCATCAAATGAGTTATTATCAAAGTCAGGAATTACCTCTACATTCTTTAAAGACACTCTAGGTTCATAATTTGTGATAGATTCTGTAATTTCATCAGAAATAACAGCAGCAGTAATGTCATCTACGTTCTCAAATAGGAGTCCACTTACTCTTGAACCGAAGTTTTCGTTAAATGGTTTCTCTCCAGGTATGGTCATAACGATATTTCGCACTGAACGAGCGATTGCATTCGCATTTTTAAGACCAATAAGATCTGAATTCAGGGGGTTAGCCTGAAATGTCATACTAAGGTCTTTAAAACCTTGACTAATTCGCTCTAAAGGCATCTATTTTATTATATACGTAGTAAATATAACTTATTTATCACAGAAGTTTGTATTATAATTCAGCACCACTGTAGAATTCATCGTCATAGTCAAGACCTTCATAAAAATCACCATCATTCTTCTTCTCATAGAGGTCATTTTGCACTTTTAGGTCTTTTTTCTTAGGTGTGATAGCATCATTTGCAATTTCTCTTAGCATTTTTGGTTCCATGTTACCTCTATTCAATAAAAAAAGGACTCTTTCGAGTCCCTTTTATTTATTTTCCTTGTCCTCGACTTCTTTTGGGTTTCCCATTACGAGAGGAAGCGGCATACTTGGTATGTTTTCCATTTCCCTGTCGAGATTTTTTCGGACGAGTGAGGATCTCTTCCCTTCCACCCGTTGTATACATCTTAGCCATGTGTGTTCACCTGTTCGAGTTTTTCCGCTACTGATTGTTCTGTTGCTCTAATTCTATATTGAACCGAGTCACGCTCCGAGAGTTCTGTAAGGATCTCAGCAGCGAGATCCCATAGAGTTTCATTAGATAATGCGTGTCTTTTCATGTCCTACACGAATACGAGGATCGCACCAGATTTCATAGTCTAACTCTTTAGCGTCTAAACAGAACGATACGTCTTCTCCACACATGTCCTGAACCTTACCTGACTCAAAGACTTGCATCTTAGGAGCAAACCAAGGGTATGGAAGTTTCTCAAAGACTCCGTTCTTGATCATGACCCACCCAAAACCTGTGTAATCTACAGTGAATGGTTTCTTACGCTTACTGATCGACTCCACAGTTTCGTG